TTGCCTCTTCGTGTACGCCATTGCCTCGCATCACCTCGCTGATTCGCGCCAATAATACCTTGTCAGTCGTTCGGGCATTGTAGCGAATCCCGAGCTTGCGTGCTTGTTGTTCAATCTCCCCACGCGACGGCGGTGCGTCGTCACTAGGCAAAGCATACGTGCGCCGCTTGCGCAGAGCAATCGAGCGCATACGCCCGCGCAGGCGCGGATAGGCGGCTTCGCCAGCAGCGTCGCACGCCTCCGCAATCGACTCAAACCATTTACCCGATGCCAGCGCCTCTGCCAGCTCTTCCTCGCTCTCGACCGACTTGCAGCCCCACGTGGGATGACTGGTTGTCTTCTGATACGGACCAGGCGAGCAGTAAACGTGGCGCGGATACATTATTTCCCCTTTTTAACCGGCTTGCCCGCCTTCTTGGCGGCAGTGCGTGCAGTCTCGAGCGCGATTGCGATCGCCTGCTTCTGCGGGCGTCCTGACTTCATCTCCTTCGAGATGTTTTCAGAAATCGTCTTCTTCGAATAGCCCTTCTTCAACGGCATAAATGCTCCTAAAGAGAAAGGGCGGCATTGCGCCGCCCCTCTCTATTCAGTCATTACTGACCGAAGATCAGCACGCCGGCCATTTCGGGCGCGGTGCAGACGACCCCGTACAGCGTATCCAGACGATACTTGATCGTCATGGTGTCGATGTCGTAGAACTTCTGCATCACCAGCTCGATGCCCTGGTCCGTGCTTGCACGCATGACCGCCGCGCCGCTGTCGGTCGGAACTGCGTATCGGCCCGGTAGCAGCTCGATCGAGTCCTTGAACCAGAACGGGTTGACGTTGCAGGCGTTGTCGTTCAGCCAGTTGATCGTCGCAGTCGCCGAGGTCGACGCTACGTTGATGTTCTTGTACTGAAGCTCAGCATCGGTCGGAGACGAGTTCGCGCCAATCATCGGCGGAGAAATCGTCATCGTCGTGCCAGTGTCGACCGAGATCACGCGGAAGGTCTTCGGCTGGCCCGTCGACTGCTTGGTGATCTGATGCACGGCTTCGATGCCGGGAATGGTGAAGCAGTCGCCTGCCACCACGCCGACCGTGGTCGATACCGTTACCGTCTGATAGCGGTTGTCCACGTTCAGAACGCCCGCGGTCGAGGTCGTGGTTGCTCGCGGGACGAAACGGACCTGGGCGCCGTTGGTTGCGATGGTGACAGCCGTCGCCTGAGCGGCTAGACGGTTGGCGTAGTCCATCTTGTAGGTATCAAAACCTGCAACCATGCCGACGTAGGAACGCTCATACGCGCGGTCAGACTTCGCGTTACCGAACGAACGGGTCGCGACCGCAAGGTTGCCAGCCAGTCCGTTGTAATCGCGGGTCGACAGCGCTAGGTAGCGGTCGTAGTCCGGCACGCCTTGCTCGTTCATGATCGCATCACAGAGTGCCACGTCGTCGTAGTCGCCAGCCGCACCAGCGACTGCAACGACGAGCGTGCCCTGGTTCGAGGCGACGTTCAGAACGGAACGGTTGATGTCGGACGCGAGCTTCTGCTTGGCGGCATCGCCGAGGCGACCTTCTTGCAGCGCGTCGCGCAGTTCCTTCGCGTTCAACTTCCACGCCGAGGTCTTGGAGAAGCCGAGCGTGGACGGCACGGAAAGCTGCGTCATGTCGTCGTAATTCGACGAGATAGACGAGCCGACAGTGCTGTCAAAGCTCTGCGCAATGTACGGCATCGGACGCCAGATGGTGTCGCGTGCGCGCTCCATCGTTGCGCCGTCGGTGGCGTAGACGTTGACGTTACGGCTCAGAACGAGCGCATCCTGGAAGCCTTCGAGAATGTTCTCGAACGCAACCACTTCCTCTTTCGAAAATGCATTAGGCATTTCAAACTCCTACTATTTTTGCCGCGACCGCTTGTAGGCCATGACCTTCGACATATCGCCGGTCTTCAATGCCTCGTTGCGCAGCCGCTCGAGTGTTGAATCTACAGAACTTGCACGCCCGGTGCCTTTAACAACGGGCTCTGGCGCCGGCGGTGGCTTGCGAGTAGTCACTTTGAGTTCCTTCTCCAGCTTCGCAACCGCAAACGCAAACTTTACGGGATCTTGGATCGCAGCCAGTTCCTTCGCTCGCCGAGTGTTCTTGCCGAGCGCATACACCACAAGAGCGGGATTGTCCGCGCCTTGGAGCATAATGCCCTGCTGAACCTCGGAGAAGGTCTCCTGCGCAATCGCCTCGGCGTCCTCGTAGTCCTTCACCTTGAGCGCTGCTTTCGCTTTGCCGTAGGCGTCGAGCTTTTCCTGCCACGACTTCGCCTGCTCTTCCTCTGCACGCTTCGCCTTTTCGGCTTCTACGTCAGCGGCTCGCTTGCGGTCGTACCAGGATTCGAGCGCCGCCTCGAAAGCCTCGGCGTCGTAGTCGTGATCCTCGAGCTTTGGCTTCGGACCCACCGCCTGCTTACGTGGCGGCTCGGCGGTCGTCAGCTTCTGCTGAAGTTCGCGATGCTGTCGCTGTAGCTCTCGATGCGCCTTGCGCAGATCCTTGACCCACTGCGGAGCGGGTTGGTTCTGCTGCACATCCTCTTCTTCGGGGTCCGGCGATTCATCCCCAATCGAGACAACCATATCCCCATCGTCTGCTTCGTCCTCGATCACCATCTCGGTATCGAGCGCATCCTCGGGAATTGTCTCAAGCTCTGCCGTATTTTCTGACATTTTCAACCTCTCGCCCTGTGGTGGGCGGCAACCATGAAATCTATTCTAGATGCTGTCCTGTGAATCGCGCAATATTCATGCAGCAATCCCGACAGCGGCAAGCAATGCGCGCGAGTCCATATCGTCGATGATCTCGAGGATGGCGATGATCTCCTCCTCCTCGCGGGCGAATATCTCGACGACCTTCGAGGCGACCTCGACCTCCTCACGAATGCGCGACTCGCGTTCGATGCGTGCGACCTGCTCGCGCAGTTCATCAAGCGATGCGCGGGCTGCCTCGTACTCTGTCACCAGCTCGCCGAGGCGCTGCGCCGATTCAGACTGCGCCTTCTTCAGCACACGCTGCGCCGCCTTGACCTGCTCTGCCACCTCCTCGGTGCGCAGCGACTCCTCGAACCTGGCGCGCTCGTTCGCCCAGCCGCGGCGCTTGGCCGTCTTGCCGGGTCCGCCGCCTGCAAGCTGCGTGATGTTGGCGATCAGCTCAACGGGGAAGCCGGTGATGTTGTACGCGCCCGGCGTCGTTTGCAGTACGAACTGCCCCGCGGTCGCCTTCTCGAGATCGACGGGCGAGCCGGTGATGTCGTAATCGCCGGGCGTCGTGTCGAGAGCGCGCCCCAGCAGGAGCGAAGGCGAGCTGCCCGTGATGTCATAGTCGCCAGGCGTCGTATCCAGCGCGCGGCCGAGCAGCGTCTGGGCGTCAGCTCCGGTTAGGTCGTAAGCACCAGGCGTCGTATCGACCAGACGGCTCGCCAACAACGACGGCGAGCTGCCGGTGATGTTGTAGGCGCCGGGCGTGGTGTCGAGCGTGTAGGCAACCGCACCCGATTCGGGAACGATGAACCGCCGTGGTGACCTGAATACCTGCCACGGGTTTTGATGGATCGACAGAATCTCAGCGTCAGTTAGAGCGCGAGACCACCAGATAACGAGAGATAGGTCGAAGGCGCTGGCTTGGGTACCACCAAAACCCGAACCAGAGGCGCCATAGCCAGACACAACCTCCGGTGAAGTGTAAGTTTGTATGCCGTTATTGAGTGTTGTCGTTGGCGTTGCGTCGCTAACGCCGTTGACATATACGCCGAGCGCAGTTGTTGACGACCTGACAGCCGCCGAAACTGGAGCGTTTGCCACAATGGTTGTGGCTCCCGTCACCAGCTTTACGGTGCCGTCGTTAAGAGCGCCGAGAATCTTTCCTGCTGTGTTGAACTGGATGGAACGGTCGCGGCTTGCAGCTCCGGGAGACTCGGCAATAACCGAGATGGCGCTGTTAGCCGCCAACGATCTCGGCACGCCCAAAACGTAAACAGTCCATTCCGACCGCGCATTAACCCATCCGCCCGCATTTGTGGCGAGATAAGCGTTGACGCCCGTTAGTCGATACGAAATACCAGACGGCTGACGAGTCGGGACCGGCGGCGTCGTACTCGTGCGGAGAGAATCGTTGTATTCGCCAAGGTTAAGGAACGCGGCCGCGCCGGAAGCGACGTGCTGAACGTCCTTAAGTATCGGATTATTG